GCATTTACTTCTCCAGAAGTTGGGCTTCTAGGGATTCCACCTTAGATTTAAGCTCCTTTATCGCCTCGATAAATAATGGAGCCATTCGCTCGTATCGAACGGTAAGATACTTGTCATCTATCGGGGCGGGGGCCACAATCTCAGGCATAATCGCTTGAACTTCTTGTGCCGACACACCTAACTCCCGATGAACTTCATAGCCCAATGCCTCTGCAGTAGCGTTTGCTTCGTAATAAAACCCATTTAAAGTGGATATCATTTCAAGGGCGTTCTTAATATTGCCAAACCGAGTTTTTAACCTATCGTCGGAGTAATAAGCGGTAACATTGTTTGTAGCCCTAATTTCTCCAGTAGTGCCAGAAGCGTTTGTGCCAACCCCAAAAGAATCAACACGGTAGTCGTTTGAAGTATTAAGCGCGTTAGCGGTAGTGGCAGTAGTCGCAGTCCCAGAAGTGTTTTGGTTGCCTGCAGTGTTTACCCCAGGCAAGTTAATGCTGGCAGACCCGTTAAACGATACACCACCAATATTTCTAGCATTTGCTAAAGTAGTGGCCGTTGCGGCGTTGCCAGAGCAAGAAGACGAAGTTGAAGCGTTCCCAGAGGTGTTTTGATTTCCAGAAGCATTCACGCCCGGAAGGTTAATATTAGCCGAGCCGTTAAACGCTACACCACCAATAGTACGGGATGTAGCCAACGTACTGGCTGTTGAGGCATTGCCCGTCAGAGCCGCGGTGACTGTACCTGCAGAAAAGTTTCCAGACCCATCTCTAGCAACAATGGTAGAACCATTGTTCGAATTTGTTGCATTTGATGTAACCGTGAAAGTTCCCCCTTCACTAGAAACAGACCCCGAAAGACCTGTTCCAGAAGTAGCTCCCGCCGCAACGTAGTTTCCTGTGGTGTCATTGCCCAGTGCAACAGAGTTTGCTTGGATCGATGTCAAAGCAGCCGCCCAAGATGTTACGCCCGAGCCATTAGTCTGTAGGAATTGATTTGCGTTCCCGTCATTATTCGGCAAAGTTAGTGTATAGTTTGCGTTTGCAGAATGAGGTGGTCCTTTAATTACAATGCCATGACTGTTTACTTCACAGTTTAATACAAACTGTCCCGCACCTTTTGTACCGTTACCTTTAAAAGTAACTTTGCCAGAGCCGTTTGGATCGAGTTCTAGCGCAGCATTGGATGCAGTTGTAATGGCCCCAGACATTGAGCCACCAGCCTTGGGCAAAGCAGCATTGGCTGTGTTTGTGGTAGTAGTTAACACACCGTCTCTAGTCGCAATGTCAACTCCGTCAACAGTGCCTGTAACAGTTATATTGCCGGGAATATTTACACCCGCCGCAGTAGTCGAAAACTTTAAAGTCCCGTTGTGAAATAAATCTACATCACCGTCATCTGTGAACTCGGCTAAAGCTTCTCCAGAACCCAGTATCTTTACCGAAGAACCCGCCGCAGACACAGAAAGGTTTAAATCACCAGCCCCTGCGTTTACTTGGAAATCTGTAGCATCAAAAAATATGGACGCATCGTCGCCTGTACCAAACGTGGCCTTGGCGTTATCCGCGAACTCTAAAGCATTCGCAGAACGATCAAATACAACATCTCTACCTGCCGTAGCTCCATCAAAAGTAACATCTCCATTAAATGTACCACCAGCAAAAACAGGGGTCGCACTTGTGGCTATGTCTTGAACGGCGGCAAATGTTGTACCTGTTAAAGATAGTCCGGTTCCAGCACTATACACAGTTGTGTCCGCCGCTAGAGCAAAGACTATATTTGTAGTACCAAAAACAATTGTACCTGTCGTGCTGCACACCCGTAGATGACCTGCCTCTGTGTTACCTTCAGAAACAAAAAACGCAGAACCTTGTCCTAATCCGGTTGACCCTACGTTCTCGAAAGAATCCGCATCTGTTGCGCGTGTCAGCACCCAATTAGCAGATCCCGATCCTATAGTGGTTACTGTGTACGCGCCGTTATGAGCAGCGTTAGATTGTTCGTCTATAAGAACACGGTTACCATTAACCGCCGCAAGACCATCAAGCACAAGTGCAGCTTGGGTACTGTTGTTGGTAAGTGTAGCACCTACTCCAGAACTGCCGTTAGCATACGCTGCAGATAGATTAGCAGTAGACGCTAATCGAACAGGAGAGTGGTAAACCACCCCCGCCGCTGCAATACCGTCTACATATGTTTTAGTTGTTAGGTCTTGTGCGGCAGTGGGATTTCCTGCACCCGTAATTTTAGAGCCACCCATAGCAAGACCACCGGACATGGTCCCGCCTGCTTTAGGTAACGCCGCATTTGCAGTGTTGGTAGTGCTGGTCAGAACTGAGTTTCGCGCTGCTATATCTACACCGTCCACAGTCCCGCCAACTGTAATATTGGTTCCAACCGTTAAACTAGCCCCAATCACCGCGTTATTACTAGCATCCTCTAAGATAGCTTTTTCAGCCGGAAGTGTCAGAAAAATATTCTTGGTTCCCGCCCCCCAATTTACAGCCCCGCCGCCCGAGGACGAACTTAAAAGTGTTGTACGGGAAAGAGTTGCTTGAGAATTGCTTAAAGTACCAATTCCAACTTCCCAATAAGTATCGTTCGTAATCGCGTAGTACACAGTATCCCCATCTGAGGTTACTGCAGCGAAAGTTTGGAAGCCATCCGCCGCGCCACCCAGAGTATACGCTCCCGAGCCTGTGGTTGTGGTAACTTCTTTTACGCGATCTGCAACGATGAACGCCATGACGATACCTCCTTATTAAGCGATACGGACAATAGCGTTTGAAGCGTCCGGTGTTGGGAATTGAATAGTAAAAGTACCTGTCGTGGATGTTTTATCCGAACCAAAGTCCAGAACCGCAACAGTTGGGTTGCCTGATGCGGTGCTGTTGTAAATCAACGCGCCTCGAGCAGTAATCGATGCGCTCGTAAAATCAAAGTTCGAAAAATCCAAGAAAGCTGTGGTTCCCGCAGACGTTGGAGTTACGTTAGTTAAAGTACCGCCGCCTGCGCTGTAAGAACCTGAGTTCGACACTTCATTCGAAGTAGTATACGCAGTGGTTGCCGCATTAAATGACGCTGAATTAGTGTAAAGTGCAATTTTAAATGCGTTCGCACCGTTGGTAAAGTTGTGCACACCTTTCAAGAGTTGAACCTTGAAAGACGTACACATAAAGTTTCCAGAAAAGGCCATATCAGGGCTCCTTGGTTTTTATCGAGGTCAGGACACCCAGCCTCTGGGGTTGATTCATTGCAACATTAAACTTTTGAGGGCAATCTTGCAAGATTTTTGTCTGGAAGAGCATTATTGCTTCTGCCTTACAACTCGACCAACTCTATATTCTTGAGTGGTTTCTTTGGCCTCGCCCAGCATTTTCAACGCGGTCATGGCTTCATTAAATTTGGAATCGTACATTTGCATGAGATCCTGCTCACCTTTCATAAAGATGTTTGCTTCCACAAGGCACCCATACAAAAGAGAAATCTCTGCATTTTCACTAAGCCAGGTAGTTCCACCTCCTGCTCCAGCCGTTAAACTTACAGGGCGGTAGAAATAATGCATCTCACAAACATAGTTTTGATCTGGAGTGGGTGCCAGCACCATGTTGTCAACATCAAACTGAGCATAGTATTTTGGGGCACCTTCAGTGCTTGGGTCTGGAGCATACGTTTGACAAAAAGAAACGTCTTTAAATTCTACAAAGTCTTTTTCTCCGTTCGACGTGTAGCTCAAGGAAAAAGGAGCTAAAAAATCTGTTGGGGAAGAAAGATACTCATTCCCTTTCGTCATAAAAGCCGTTGCATTTCTACGAAACAAGTTAAGTTGGACATTTTTTAAAATTCTTTCCTCAGTGCTTCGAATAAACAAGGGGAGATTGTTAACAAAAGTTGTTTCGGAGTTGTCCGTGTAGGCTTGAATAGCCGTCTTTAGCTCGTCATATGTAAAACTCATGCTATCACCACCGTTACTGTGCCGACAGAAACTGTGGCTTCAAGGTTACTGGTAGGGGAAAGACCCGGTAGGTAGTTCCAACCCACCGGACTCCAACCCCATTGCACCGCTCTTTGAGCAGTCAAGTTAGTTTCGGGCCTTGGGTTTCTCAAGGCTTGCGGATCAGGGTATGCTTTTGGCGGGAATAACTGTGGCTGTTTGGGATCAAACTCATCAGGTCCAACCTTGGCCCCCGTCCATTCCACCATCATATCGCGAAGGCGGTATCGACGACCTGATCGATCAGATATACCCCAAGCTTTGCTGCCACTAGCGTATGCCATTAAACCCTCAAATAACTAAAGCTGGGTTGAAGTTTTAAAGCCGTCCTGCCTGAATCTTCATCCGCTGCTCTTTGGAACTCTTCATCGTATACTGTCTTTAGCATCTGTATACGATCAGGAGCTCGTTTCATAGCCATATAATAGGACAGTCCCGCGACCATGCATGGTAAGAACCGAAAGGGAAGATCTGCAGTGTTAGTGTAAACTCCGGCATCTTCTATGCGCTCGACATAATAATAGATTAGTACGTCAGTCGAGTTTTCTGGAACAGACCACAGGTTAATAACAGGATCAATTTGCCTGTTAAACCAATACTGACTAGGCCGACCTTGAGTAGTCTTGTTCGGTAGAGTTGTATATACACCTCGAGAAATTCTTTGGATCTCGTAGTCGGTGTTATTTCTGCGGACTACAACATCTAACAAATCGACAACATCTGGCAAAAGAGTGTAACTAGCCTGACCCTGTGTCAGCGTTATCTCCTTAGAGTCTACAGTCCAAAGATTTAAACCTCGGTTAGCCCACTCTGCGAACATAAGATTAAGAGACCGACGAGCAGTTTTTGCATCGTAGCCTGTGCGAACTTCTAGTCCGCAACGCTCATAAGCCTCCTCAACAATTTCACCTATGTCGAGGTTAAAATTTCTTGAGCCAGATGTAGCCATTACATTGAGCCTTTGTATTTTCCGCCTCGACCAGACATCACACAACCGCCGTTCTTATAACCATTGTTGACCATGCCACCAGACATCATGCCTTTATCGACCATGCCACCATTCATGTAACCTTTATCGACCATACCACCAGACATCATGCCTCTTGGTTTTTTGGCAGTCTTAGCAGCATTAACAAAATCTTGGTCGCTAGGGGCACCCTTGGCACCCTTCTTTCGCATCGGTTTTCCGCTTGCTCGACGCTTTTGAATGTTTTTGTACAAACTCATATCATCTGTCCTTTCGGGGGGGGAGGAGACTTGAAAACTCATCGTTCCGCGATTCATCATTTTCCGCACTCCTAACTAAAAAATCCTGCCACATTGGTTTTATCATACTGTTGTTTTCATCAACTTTGTACGAAATCAATCCCATACTGGCGTTCATCTGGTAGACCTGCAAAGACGCCCATCCCAAAATACCGAGGGACAATGCCAAACAAATACTTTGAAGATCTAGTTTCATTACGTCACCAAGCCTTACATGACCAATATTTGGCCTTTAGTTTATCCAACGTGCCTTTGTCGCACCCGTGACGATCCCTAAACGACTTTCGCCGTTCGGGGTTACTTTTTTTGATGGTCATATTGGCATCGCCAAACCGAACAATTTTTTCTTTTCCTTTATCGCAAGCCTTGACAACAGACTTCTTCCCGCCAGAAATCTGGCGTTTAGGTTTGTTGCACTTCATTTTTGACTTGTCGATCTTAGCCATGAGTTTTTCCTATGCTAGGAGAAACGTAAGTTCTGTTCCACTGCCCGTAAGCGCAGAAACGTAAACCCCAGAAGTAAACAAGATTCCATTCTCAGGGATGAATATCTGGTTCATCCCTATAGGGAACTTCTGGACCAACACAGTTGCACCACCATTTCCGTTAGTCAAAGTAAAAGATCCCGCAGCAGTGGCATATATGTTCACCGTTTGAAGCCGTGATCTCGACGGCCCTATAAGAGCCGCCGCCGCACCTTGTGTATGAGTAATGGCGGTTATGTCTGAGCCTGACATGTCAGAACCCTCCTTTAAGTGTTTGCAGCTTTATCTTGCAAGTTGTTTGCCTGCAAATAAGTAAACGTCACAGTAACTTGACCTGCAGTAGCAGCCGCTCCCGCAGATATAAGTGTTGCTGTGATCTGGCTGTCACCACTAAAACGATCTGCTGTATCCAAACCCCCAGTGGCAAGAGCGGAAGTTTCCCCCGCCGCTTTAGCATTGGTATTTGCAATAAGGAATTGAGTGGTCTTGCCCACCACGCCCACAGAAACAGTCGCTGCGCCTCCAGCGTTACTAGCTATAGCCACTCTTAGTGTGACACCGAGTAGCTGTGAGTTATTTGGAATGACGCCGACATCGTAGGTAGTTGTTCCAGCGGCGACGTTTGCGGCAATCATAATAGATTGGGACATCACAACTTGACCCACGTTGGCAACATTAGTGCCTACAGTAGTGCCTGTTGTATCTTTGATTGTGCCTGCCCGAATCGGGCCTGAGAAAGTTGTATTAGCCATGAGAATCTCCTGTCTTGGCAAATGTCAGCCGCATGTGCGACTGTCAGGGAATATCTCTTTGTACAACACTTCAGCACAAAAAGAAAGAGACGATCCGAAGACCGCCTCTAACCTTAGTAATGGTTTGGAGTTTACACTCCAGGTGAACCAAATACGCAACGTGGGTCTGAGAAGCCGAAGCTGTAACGTTCCCGTGCCTTGAAGCGCATGTTTCCTGTGTCGAAGTCTGCTTCCATGTTAGTGGAAAGCGGAGTCCGCTCAAAGTGAACCAAGCCGCGAGGCGCGTCAGTTTTGATGAAGAACGCATCTGGATCAGTAAGGAAGTCGTTGACGGCGTAACCATCAGGCAACATACCCATTGAGCGGATAGCGTTAGTATCGTTGTCTGCAGTACCAACACGAAGGTTAGAAACCATCAGACGTTCTGCAACGAATTGCAACTGACGTGGGATCATCAGTTTAAGGCCGCGAAGAGCAACCTTTAAACCACGTTCGTCAACATAACCAGCAATGTTGATCAGAGCGTCTTCCAAAGAAGTTTCGTTCAAATCAGCAGGAGTTGCTGGGGTGTTAGCAAATGTTCCGCCGTTAGTAAGCGGGTGGTTTGTGGCACAGAGAGCAACTCCGTCACCGCCTGCAGTAGCACCGCCACTAAAGGCGTTGTTCAAGACAGCAGCAGCTTTAACCTGCTTTGAGTGCGCCATGGAACGTGCAAGGGCTTTCGTGTAACGACTGCCGAGACGGTCATACAGATTGTCCTCGATTGCTTCCTCAGTGATTGAGAAGGCAAGTGCCACAGTTTCGTGATTATAACGGGCTGTGTAAGCTTCGTTAGCATCATCAAAGTTAATTGCAGAACCTTCTGACTTAGTAGGTGCTGCGCCAAACCCGGCCAACATAACTTCTTCTTCGAAAGCTCGATCGGAAGATTCTGTCGTAAAGATTTCGGCGTGTTGGTTTTCGTACCGATTGTACTCCATACCAAATAAGGCGTTGAGGCCTGGTTCTAGCTCTTTAGCCAGTTGTGCGCGTGAAATAGCCATGGGTCCGACCTCCTTTATACGCCGAGAGACGACGGAGTACCCGCAGCAATACCACCATTGGCGGAATTAAAGCTTGTATT